ACAGTGATTTCGCTAATGATATTCTTTACAAGTTGCCACTGTTTGGTTAACGATCCAGCAGCTGCAGCTGCTTCTTTTTCGAGTGCTGTACCTTTTCCTAACTCATCGTTCATGATGTCCAATGACTCTGCGAAAACGTCACTTTTTGCGGCAAGTGTGGGTAATACTTTTAAGACTTCTTCCCCTGTCAGCCCCCAATCTTCAAGAACATCAGACGCACTTTTAGTGCCGACAGCCGTTCTCTCTATTCCTTCAACAAATTTTTGGAATACCTTAGTCGAACTTTCACCAAAACCTTTTTTCAATTCATCTGTGGTCAAACCTGTGAGAGTAGCCATTTCCTGCATTGACTCACCACCCTCATTGATTGACGTTTCAATAACACGCATTGCCTTACCAACAACAGATCCACCAAGCTCCGAACTAATACCAAGGGACTTCATTGCAGCAGCCATACCGAGTGTTTCCGCAGACGAGACCGCCATTGTACTTGTTGACAAACCTATTTGAGTTGCGAGGCTCAAAATTTCAGATTCGCTCGCCTTACTTTCTCCACCAAGCCTAGTCAAAACAGCACCAAACATACCTACACTTTCTATCCCTTCGCCTGTTACAGAAATCAACCTAGCGATGCTTTTAGCACCTTCTTCTCCGGCAACATCCGTTGAAAGTTGTAGTTGACCAAGGACTTTAGTGAACGCACTAATATTTTTAGCACCCTTTACCCCCAACTGACCTGCTGCCTCAGCAATAGTTAATAGGTCAGTTGTGGCGATAGGGACCGATCTACTAATTTTCTGAATCTCTTCTTCAAATAGACCGAGCTCTTTTGTAGAAAACCCAGTGGTTTTTTGAACGCCGATTATTCCGGTTTCATACTCCGCAAAAGCCTTGGTACTTACAGCTAAGACGCCAGCTAACGCGGTTACACCACCAACAACGACACCTAAACCTATTTTCATGGCTTTGCTGGCAACCGCAGACGCATTGAATGATCTATTGAGTGTATTTGTGGAGCCCTCAGCTCGACCACCTTCGCGGACTAATCTAGTCAGGTCATCGACAGCATTTAGCACATCTCTACTGTCAACTTCAATCGCTAATGAGGTAATATCAGCCATTTATCTGTGCTCCTTTTAGAAAATCAACAAAGTTCGTATTGAGAGTCAATTGCTTTTCTTCTTTTGTTAATAGTGGGTCAATGCAGGATGGGTTTGCAGAAAGGTTTTTTTGTTTAGAAAGAGTCAGATTCATTGATAGCATTTGTTCTTTTTCCCAGAATGTTAAATTTATACCAGTTGCCTCTTCCCAATCTTTTATTGTGGAAAAATTTATGTCGAATCCAAATTTTAAAAAATCATAAAATATTTCTAATACGTTTTCTTGCGTTACGTGTAAATCTCGTACCGTTGCGCCATGCTGATTTATTCTGCACACGCCGGTTTTATCAATCGGCGTGTGCATGTATGTGTGATACATAACAAATGCGTCAAGCTCTAAAGCGCAAAGTCCAAAAAATTGTTCTGGTCTCCAAGCTCAGTTTCAATCTGGTTATATATCCAATCATGTCTCAGATACACATCAAGGGCGTTATCAACAGTCAGTTCAACAGGTCCACCGCCCTCGTCAAGGTTAACCCATGACTCAGTGATCTCAGCCGCGAGACGGTGTTTATTAATGTCTCGTTCTTCTGCTGAAAAGCCCACTGTTTTCTTTTTTGCCAGATCATCTGTGACTTTAAAACTCGCCTGTTTGAATTTTTTTGTACCAGGCGAAAACAAAGTAATAACAATATCGGTTTTAACACCTGTCGTTGTGTATATCTCAACCTCAACTGTATTTTTTCTTGTGACTGTTGATAAATCCATTTTAATTTCTCCAGTTATTTATTTATGCGAATACTGCCGCAACTTCCACAATTGAACCACTGATTGAAAGGTCAGTTGTGCGACCAACGATAGAATCAACACTGCCGATTGCATTCGGGGCACTCATCACTTTTGCAGGAAAATACAAAATGGTATTTGTATTTGTTGTTGTTCCTGCCGCCGGATTATCGTTTAACTCTACGCCGAAATAATAATCCGCATCAGAGTCCAAAGCAGCGTCAAGGACAATCTGCCCAGCATCTGTTGCAGCTTTGGCAAGTGTGAGACTCATAGTCCCTTCGTTGTATGAGCCTTTAAATTTATATGTTGCTCTGTCTGCAACGGGATTATGAGTGATTTCGTTGTAGACTCGTCCGAGACTTCCGTAGTCTGTTATCTCGCCAATATCCACAAGTGTGAGAGCTTCGTAACCGGACGCGTCAAATGTTCCCGGTGCTGTGGCACTAACGCCCAATGTTGTTCCTGCTGCTGTAAATGCTGCCGTTGTCATAATCAAACCTCGTTTGTTAAAACTTTATATGGAAAATTTAGAGGAATAAAATATTCACTCTCGTCTTGAATTGGATTGCCACGACTGCCCTTTTTATCAAACCTGACAATCGTATTGTTTTTACGTATGCGTGTTCCTCTTTTAAATAATGGATTGATGATATTTATTAAATCCTCGCCATTTAAACTTCCAGTACCCTTGACAAATACAATATCAATTTGTAATATTCCCATGTGCTCTACAAAATCATCAACTGCAACGCCTTGAGCGCCTACAGGTGCATATAATATTGATGGGCGTACATATGGCTTTTCTCCACTGTATGTAACATTAGGGAACGCAACAGAGAGTCCAGGTGCGTTTTCAAGGATCTCAAAAATACCGTTTATTATATCACTATCGACTGACATCCACACCTCCATTATTATATTGCACTAACCTAAAGCCCATTTATTTTCCTAGATAATTCGCTCTTTGCGGCCATTATTCCAAGTCTGACCATACCGTTTGGTGGTCTATTTGACGATCCGTATTCTAATATATTTATATATTCGACATTATTTGTCAGATAAAAAAGATTCCCTGTGGCTGATAATGATGTTAATGCTATTTTACTCATCGTTTTTGACCCTGTTTTGTCGTACCCATCTAAAATTGACAAGTTAGGCGATCCAATAGATGCGACCCAATTGTTTCTTGCCCATCCTGTATCAACTGGGGTTCCATTCCCTGGCATCCCATCGCCAACCACGACTTTTGCGGATAAATCAAGCACAAATTCAACAACAACTTCATGCATGGTGGCGCCAGACTTTTCGGCCCATGCTTCTAGATCACTTGTAAAACTCATTTTCTCCCCTGAATTTTATACAGTACAGTAATGCCAGAAACAGCAACAATTTGGATGGAAATAATTGTATAAATATCTCCACCCAATACAACAAAATCACTGGTTGATGGTTCAAATTCAGTCAATAATAAAAATTGTCTATCACCTTGTTTGATCACCTCACCGTCAATGTCTTTTAATTTATACGCCACTGGAACAAGAATAACAGCGTTATCAGTGTCGGTAATTGTTGGGTCGTAACCCGTTCCAGAATTAACTCTAACTCTAATATAAGCATCTATACCAACAAGCTCCATTATCTCCTGGACACCATCTATAATATCAGCTGGAATGCTTAAGTCTGGCATCGCTAAACCTCAGTTTCTGGATTATCGAATAGATCCATTGTAAAGACGGATTCGACTCTATCGGCATCGCTTTCAACGTTTGCAATCTCTGATTGAGACACGCCCGTCACTACCACCCCAGTTCCGACTATACTGGAACCTCCTACGCCTCCGCCTTGCTTGGCTCGGTTTTCATAAACCTTGGCGAGGGCAGTGTAATGTTCGAACTTTTGGCTTGACTCTATCTCGATTACATCGACTGAAAGATTTACCTTTTTTGCAAAATAAGCAGCGAGTGAAGAACAACATATAGAAGCTGCATAATAGATATTCGGCTCAACTTCGATAATGGCCGTAATATCCTCATCACTTAGCAGTGGTGGGACTCCGGTGTCTTGGATTAATATTCTTATTGTGTCGAGTGTTGCCATTGTTTATCCTTATCCGTTTAAATATGTCCGGTTATTAATTTTATTGGGACAAACCACGTTGTCTCTAATCCATCATCTAAAACCTGCACCTCCAAAAAAGCATTTCCTTGAATATTTATAGCTGATGTTGATGATCCAGGTATGATTACAGTAACAAGAGATTTGCTCCAATCTGCACCAGCTGAAATATCACTCTGATTAACAGGTGTGTCAAATAACGCTGTCGCATGGTCAGCAGAAACTATTACAACTGATACGACAGCAGATGGTGAAATAACAAAGACCTCATTGTTTTTCTTGAGAGTAATAGACAGCGATACTGTGTCTCCTGTCACAACTATAGTTGACATACTGTTGCCTCATTTATATTTATTATTTCAGATGTTTTTATGTAGTCATCGATGTTGGATGACAAAACATCACTCACAATTGTAGATAATGTTGAAGTTGTTATGTTTGATGATATTGATCCTGATGTTACCTGAGATAGATTTGATGTCTCGACATCAGCATGTAATATTGATCCTATGTAAACATCTCCGCCGCCACCTGTACCAGTACCTCCTGGATTTAAAATGTGATCACTTACAGTATTTCCAACTGGTAATGAAGACTGAGCAACTATAAATTCCATTAAGGTTGTCATACAGTCACCGTATTAAGAACTGCACCAGCTACTCCAGTTTCGGTCAGTGTGGAGTCTATAACCATACAACCTACTCCTGATTCATCGATTAGTCTTGTCATTCCGCTTACTGCTATTATCCCCGATACACAAGATGACGCCACTTTTAATTCACCTGAACTGAAATCTACTGTTATTGCTGACAGTCCAGTATAATCAGTTAATTCTATGGTTCCTCTACATCTAATGATATTAAGTAGATTCGCTCCAACAGATATAGCTTTATACGTCGTATCCGTAACGTAAGTATCACAATTTGTCAGGTAGTTTGCTCCTGTTCCAATGATTGTTATGTCGCCAGTAAGGAGACTATCTTTGGCTCCACCATCCCAATTTGTAACATCCCCAATTACACAAGTCGTATATCTTACTG